ATGAAACAAATGTCACTAATTGAGATGGATGGTTTTCTGAAAGGTAAATGCATCCCACGAGATTTAAAGGTTAACGAAACAAACGCTGAATATCTGGTGCGTAAATTTGCTGAAGCGGAGGCCAAGATTTCGGCTCTGTCCGAAGACCACCAGAAAGCGATTGAGTCAATTAAGCAGGCTGATTCGGCTGTTAAGTTGGCACACGAGAAGTTTTCAGCGCTGGCGGCGGAGAATGCTGGGCTGAAACACGCAATGGCTGTAACCCTTGAGCATGTGTCGGTCACGGATGCAGGGCAGGCAGGAGTTGCTGCAATGATTATCAATGATGCCCTGTACCACAGCGAAACCCCAGCCACCGACGCTTTCCTGGCTGAAGTGCGTGCGCAGGGGGTGGAGATGATGCGCGAACATCCATCAATCAAACTTTGCTCTTTGACGCACATATGTGACGAGTTCGCCGCCCAGCTTCGCAAAGGAGGCAACCAGTGAGTGAGTCAAAATGCCAAATTAATGGCAATAAGATAGAACCGTGCGCGGCGTTGACGCAATCCTTGGAGCATGACGCTGAATACACGACGCGAAAAGGTCTGCTGAAATACAAAATCTATAACCATGCATTAATTCATTCACAAGACCTGATCATGCTGCGATCTGGTGAATTTTCTAAATCGCCGATTCGAGTTTCATTTTGCCCGTTCTGTGGTGAAAGTCTGAAAACGTGGGAAGCGGAGGCAACCAGTGAGTGGAAAAAGAATGACTAACAGGGAGCTTGTCGATGCCGCGATTAAGCTTGCTGGTGATTTTTATTCAATGATGGGGTACGCGCATCGCCCTGGATTCAAATATTGGGAATCACCGCATCCGCAAGAGCAACTGGTATTTCAAATGGCCTGCCGTGCTTTTGAGGTTATTCGCGGTTCTGATGTGATGGACGCCGTTGCCGACTTGGAGGATGAAGAGTGAACAAGATTGACTATCAGGCACTGCGTGAGGCGGCAGTAGCAATTGAAACAGTAGCAATTGAAACAGTAGCAACACCTCAAAAATTGCTGGCATTTCGTATGAAAGTCACACCTCAGGTTGTGCTGGCTCTACTGGATGAACGGGAAAGAAACCAGCAATACATCAAACGACGCGACCAGGAGAACGAGGAGATTGCGCTTACGGTTGGGAAGCTGCGTGTTGAGCTTGAGGCAGAAAAACAGCGGGCAAAGGATCTATTTATGGAAAATGCTCGGCTTAAGTCAGGTGTAGCCGGTCTGATACACCTCGGTATTCGATATGCAGATGTTGAGGTCATGAGAATTGCTGGAGATGCCCAGCTTTCTACCCCATTCACTGACAGCATCATAAACAGCATTGCAACAGGCATTCGCATCAAAGGAGAGTGAGATGATTCACTATCACGGTGGGCCTATTACTCCTGATACGTGCGCAATGAGAGCATGGAAAGGGCGACATGCGTTTATCAGTTTTGCGCATTCAGGCCAGATCAATCTCGCGGCTGAATACTGTCAGTCGTTCGCGCTGGACAACGGTGCATTCACCGCCTGGAAAGCAACTGGCAAAAACAAAATCGACTGGAGCGATTACTACGAGTTTGTTGCTCGCTGGAAGAATCACCCAGGATTCGATTTTGCCATTATCCCGGATGTTATTGATGGCGGAGAGGAGGAAAATGATGCGCTTCTGAATGAGTGGCCTCACGGAAAACTAGTTGGCGTTCCAGTGTGGCACATGAATGAAAGTGACGAGCGATTTATTCATTTGTGCAATGAGTTTCCGCGAGTGGCTATCGGTAGTTGTGGCGACTATGACGTAAAGCGCCCAACTCTTGCGGTAGCCAGAATGAAAGACCTGATTCGTCACATTGTTGATGAGCATGGTCAGCCGGTTACGAAACTACATGGATTGCGCATGTTAAATCCGCTGATATTCACAAAATTACCCTTAGCCAGCGCAGATAGTACGAACGTCGCTCGAAACATCGGTATTGATAAAGCCTGGTCTGGGGCTTGTGCACCTGCAAGTAAAGAGACACGCGCAGCATTAATGGTAGAACGGATTGAGGCACACAATAGCCCTGGTTCTCTTGCGTATTGTGAACAACGCGACCGCTTTGAAATGCAATTGCAACTGGCAGTTTAAGGACTAACAAATGACCACTATAACCAAAGAGCGACTACTGACAATCAAGCAGTGGCGCGAAACATACGGACCTGGTAGCAACGTTGTACTGCCAGCAGAAGAAGCGGAAGAACTGGCACGGATTGCGTTAGCCTCACTGGAAGTCGAGCCTGTAAGCCAAACTTACAACTTGCCAGAATTAATCGAAGGCATGGAAGTTTCCATTGATGTAAGTACTTGTGATGCTGATTTAGGTAATCGCTATTTCGGCACCGTCACCGAGGCGTTAGAACTTGATACTGCCAAGAATGGTTACATCCTCCTGGTTCAGGACGCAGAGCCAAACTTCGATATAAATGGCAACTCTCCGGTAACTCCGGATGGTTGGATAAGCTGTAGTGAGCGAATGCCAAACGATAAACAGTATGTTTGGTGTTGGGGGAAGTCTTACGGCTGGACTGAGTGCGATACCTTCGAAGGGTATTACGATTGGTCGAGAAACAAATGGTGGGCAATTACTGACGATGGGGAAGAACCGGCATCGAAAGTAACCCACTGGATGACGCTACCGGAGCCACCGCAGGAGGTGAAGTGATGGACTCCTTCGCGAAATATACGATTATTGACTGGGTAGCCTTCCTTCAGTTTTTGCTCATCTGGTTTTATATGGCTTACAGGAGTGGACAGTGGATTGTCAGTGTAGCCTGTAGCAAGGGATGGCGTTGGTGGAACCGAAAGAATAAAAAAGCGCTGGCCTTGGATTCGTTTTACGAAGCATTCAATCTTAACAGCCTTCAGCCTGGTTCTGTCGTTGTAGTCACCACTCAAAGCGGCATGACGATACAAATTCACAAGCCAAAGGAGGAAGGTCGTGGCTAACCTGCAACTTGCCGTTAAAGGTGAATACTTCGATGCCATGATTCGAGGAGAGAAAACGGAAGAGTATCGCCTGTGTAATGACTACTGGAATAAGCGAATTATGTTCCGGGAGTATGACCGCCTGATTATCACAAAGGGATATCCTAAGCGTGACGATTCCAGCCGCAGAATTGACGTTCCGTATGGCGGATATGAAATCAAGACAATCACACACCCGCACTTCGGCGATAAACCGGTAAAGGTTTACGCGATAAAGGTAAATATCGGCAATGAATAACAATCCTCGCACTCGCGGGGATTTCTTTTATCTGAACTCGCTACGGCGAGTTTTGTTTTATGGAGATGATAAATGCACTTCCGAGTCACAGGTGAATGGAATGGAGAACCATTCAACAGAGTTATCGAAGCAGAGGACATCAACGACTGCTATGACCACTGGATGCTATGGGCGCAGATAGCACATGCAGACATAACCAATATTCGAATTGAAGAACTGAAAGAACACCAAGCCGCCTGATGGTGGTTTTTTATTGCCTGATTTGCAGGTTCGATTCCCTATTCGGAGATAGCACTCATGCAACACGAACTACAGCCTGATTCACTGGTTGATTTGAAATTCATCATGGCCGATACTGGCTTCGGTAAAACCTTCATCTATGACCGGATTAAGTCCGGGGACCTGCCTAAAGCCAAAGTTATCCACGGGCGAGCAAGATGGTTATATCGTGACCATTGTGAATTCAAAAATAAGCTCTTAAGCCGCGCCAATGGGTAAAATAGCGGGTAAAATATTTTTCACATCTAAAAAACACCATTCCAATCAATCCCCTGCCGCTTCAAGTAGATGCCTGCAGGGGACACCAGATACCCTTCAAACGAAATCTACCTTCACCCCGTAAAAGATGGGTTTGGCAGCACACTTGCCTTATATCTACTCATTTTTACTGCAACAGGTTGAAATCTCAGCACTGTCAGAAAGCGCTGATGACTAAACAGCCCTGGGCCGGGCGATGTAACCATCACACAGAATCCTGATAGCGAAATATGGCGTGACTCGATACTTCACTCCGCAATGCATTCCTTGATGAATTCGCAGGACCGTGATACACGGGACAGGTCACTGAATGACGACAATGTCCTGGAAATCAGCGAACCGCGCATCTGAAGTACATTTGAGCGACTGTACCAGAACATGAATGAGGCGTTTGGATTAGGCGATTATTAGCAGGGCTAAGCATTTTACTATTATTATTTTCCGGTTGAGGGATATAGAGCTATCGACAACAACCGGAAAAAGTTTACGTCTATATTGCTGAAGGTACAGGCGTTTCCATAACTATTTGCTCGCGTTTTTTACTCAAGAAGAAAATGCCAAATAGCAACATCAGGCAGACAATACCCGAAATTGCGAAGAAAACTGTCTGGTAGCCTGCGTGGTCAAAGAGTATCCCAGTCGGCGTTGAAAGCAGCACAATCCCAAGCGAACTGGCAATTTGAAAACCAATCAGAAAGATCGTCGACGACAGGCGCTTATCAAAGTTTGCCACGCTGTATTTGAAGACGGATATGACACAAAGTGGAACCTCAATGGCATGTAACAACTTCACTAATGAAATAATCCAGGGGTTAACGAACAGCGCGCAGGAAAGGATACGCAACGCCATAATCACAACTCCGATAAGTAATGCATTTTTTGGCCCTACCCGATTCACAAAGAAAGGAATAATCGCCATGCACAGCGCTTCGAGTACCACCTGGAATGAGTTGAGATAACCATACAGGCGCGTTCCTACATCGTGTGATTCGAATAAACCTGCATAAAAGACAGGAAAAAGTTGTTGATCAAAAATGTTATAGAAAGACCACGTCCCCACAATAAATATGACGAAAACCCAGAAGTTTCGATCCTTGAAAACTGCGATAAAATCCTCTTTTTTTACCCCTCCCGCATCTGCCGCTACGCACTGGTGATCCTTATCTTTAAAACGCATGTTGATCATCATAAATACAGCGCCAAATAGCGAGACCAACCAGAAGTTGATATGGGGACTGATACTAAAAAATATGCCGGCAAAGAACGCGCCAATAGCATAGCCAAAAGATCCCCAGGCGCGCGCTGTTCCATATTCGAAATGAAAATTTCGCGCCATTTTTTCGGTGAAGCTATCAAGCAAACCGCATCCCGCCAGATACCCCAAGCCAAAAAATAGCGCCCCCAGAATTAGACCTACAGAAAAATTGCTTTGCAGTAACGGTTCATAAACGTAAATCATAAACGGTCCGGTCAAGACCAGGATGAAACTCATACACCAGATGAGCGGTTTCTTCAGACCGAGTTTATCCTGAACGATGCCGTAGAACATCATAAATAGAATGCTGGTAAACTGGTTGACCGAATAAAGTGTACCTAATTCCGTCCCTGTCAACCCTAGATGTCCTTTCAGCCAAATAGCGTATAACGACCACCACAGCGACCAGGAAATAAAAAAGAGAAATGAGTAACTGGATGCAAAACGATAGTACGCATTTCTGAATGGAATATTCAGTGCCAT